TATACAAGGCTGATCAGGACAAAGCGCTCGGCGGCAAGGGCAAGGGCGTTATGTTCAGGCGGCTACTTAAGAAAGAATCGCCAGACCAGGCCATTCGCCGTTTCGTAAGCCAGGATGGCAGCGAGCTATCACTAAAGGAACTAGAGCGCAGATATGGCACCCCTAAAAAAAGGAAGTAGCCAAGAGATCATCAGCCTCAACATTCGCAAGCTGATGCGAGAGGGGAAGACAAGGGCGCAGGCTGCTGCCATTGCTTTTAAGGAGGCGGGCAAACGTCGCAGGGCTAAGGGCAAGTGACCGGATAAGCCTCCTGCGCTAGTGTTTGGTTGACGCTGGGACAAAACCCATGAAACTGCACAGCAAGTTTCAGTTATCAGTAGAGGGTCAGGAACCTAAAAAGGCAGCGAAGGCTGCGCCTAAAAAGGCCGCCGCTAAAAAGCCTGCCGAGAAAGAGTCTGCCTAAGATCGGATTAGTCGCTGTCAGCTAATGCCAGGCGGATACAAGGGCCCTAAAAAGCCGCAAAAGCCAATGGGCAAAAAGAAGCCCGGCAAAAAGAAGTAATGGCCCGCAAGCTACGGCGGACCCCTAAAGACAAAGAAACGGGCCTGCCTAAGAAGTACCTGTCAGGGGCAAAAAACCGCGCTGCTAAGGCGCGTGAGATCAAGCGCACAGCTGCGGCTTACAAAGCCGGAGAGGACATCGACATCAAAGCCGTCAGCAAATCAAGGAGCGAACAAGGTGGCACCAAAAAGAAAACCACTAAGCGCCGCAACCGTAAAAAGCCTCAAAGAAAAGGCTGAGGGCACCCGGTTCTTCTACGGGGAGCTGGCTGCTGTTTATCGCAAGGGCCAGGGCGCGTATCTGTCAAGCGGCTCTCGGAACGTACCGATGGCTGCCTGGGCAATGGGCCGCGTTAATAGCTACATGCGAGGCGATAAAGCACGAACGGCCGATGCGGCGATCTATGCCCGTTACAACAAGAAGCGCTAACGATGGCAAAAATCAAACGCGGGGGTCATGAGTTCGACGGCTACGACAAGCCGATTAGAACGCCTGGCCATAGCAGCGGGAAATCACACGCTGTTGTTATTCGACAGAACGGGAAGCCGCGCCTGATTCGTTTCGGGTTGCAAGGCGCCGCGACGAAACCACCGCGCAAGGGCGAATCTGAGGCTGATAAAGCAAAGCGCCGATCATTTAAGGCTCGGCACGCAAAGAACATCGCCAAGGGGAAAACCAGTGCTGCATATTGGGCAGACCGCGTAAAGTGGTGACGCAAAACCTTACGGGTTCATGTCTGAAGAAAACACTTTGGAGATTACGTCTCCTGAGCCGCAGAACAACGCTGAACTTGATCAGCTAAAGCAGAGCATCGCAAGCTTAGAAAAGAAAAATTATGAGCTGATTGGAAAGCTCCAAAAAAAGGAGTTGATCGGCGAAGTTCCTGATGATTACGAGGAACTCAAAGATTTCAAGCGCAAGGCAGAGCAGCTAAAGCTTGAGTCAGAAGGCAAGTACAGCGAAGCAAGAGAGGCCCTTGAAAAGCAGTTCAGGGAAGTAACTGCCGACAAAGACAAGCGCATTGCCGAGCTTGAAGCACGGGTGCGGGAGCTTGAGCTGATCACCCCGGCGGTTTCTGCCTTGGCTGATGTTGTCCACGATCCTGACCTGATCCTTAAAACTAAGCTGTCAAGCGATCAGATCGAACGTGAAGCGGACGGCACCGTTGTCGTGGTTGATGGTTATCAGCGCACGCCAGTAAGCGAGTGGGCCAAGTCCCTACCGTCATGGATGCAGAAGCAGCCAAAACCACAGGGCAGCGGCGCACCTTCAGGCCGGAGTGTCGGTGAAATCCCAGCAGGAACAAATAACCCGTTCGCGCCTGATAGTTTCAATCTGACCGAACAGTCGCGGCTATTTCGGACTGACCGTGATTTATATGATCGGTTGAAAGCTGCTGCGAAACGGTAAGATGCAAAACAAGGCGATGCTACGCGGAGCCGTTTGGGTTACGCCCACACCGTAAAACCATTTTCAATGAGGATCTGTCATGGCGACTCTTCGCTCTGACATCATCATTCCCGAGGTATTTACGCCCTACGTCATCGAGCAAACCACCCAGCGTGATGCCTTCCTGGCTAGCGGTGTGGTGCAGCCGATGGCTGAGCTGAATGCCCAAGAGGGTGGTGATTTCATCAACGTGCCTTTCTACAAGGCAAACCTTCCCGGCGATTTCGAGGTGATGTCTGACAGCACCTCGCTGACTCCTGAAAAGATCACCGCCGACAAGCAGATCGGCGTGATTCTTCACCGTGCAAAAGCCTTTGAGGCTCGCCAGCTTGCAGCTCTGGCTGCCGGTAGCGATCCCATGGCCGCTATCGGTCAAAAGATCGGTGAGTATGTCGCCAACCAGCGTCAGAAGGATCTCCTGTCCTGCCTGGCTGGTGTGTTCGGCAGCCTGGGCTCCACCAGCAGCTCTGCCGCTTTCTTCGGCCTGACCATTGATGGTGAGTCCGGCGATAGCCCCAGCGTGCTAAGCCCCCGCCACGTCGCACAAGCCAAGGCCCTCCTGGGTGACCAAGGCGAGAAGCTGACCGCAATGTGCGTTCACTCCAAGGTTTACTACGACCTTGTTGAGCGTCGTGCGATTGACTTCATCTACGACAACACCGGCGCAGCCGATACCGGCGCCACTCAAGGTTCGACCGCTAATGCCTTCGGCAGCCCGAGCGTTCCTACCTTCATGGGCCTGCGCGTGATCGTCTCTGACGATGTGCAGACCTCTGGCTCTGGCGCAACCACCGAATACGCCACTTATTTCTTCACTCAGGGCGCTGTCGCTTCTGGTGAACAGATGGCGATGCAGACTGAAACAGATCGTGACATTCTCGCCAAGAGCGATGCAATGGCCATCGACCTTCACTACTGCTATCACCCGGTGGGTTCTAAGTGGGCCGTAACCGACACGAACCCCACCCGTGCCACCCTGGAGACCGTCGGCAACTGGTCGAAGGTGTACGAGACCAAAAACCTCGGCATCGTTCGCGCCACCAACCTTTCCAACATGGACTGACGGAGGTAACTACCGATGGCATCACTTTTTGAGGTAACAGCTGGCGGAAAAATCGGATACGTCTCTGGCGGTTCCGTGACTCAAGGCGCCAGCCTTGGCAAAACCACAGGCGTCACCCTGAACGCCGTTTGTGGGGCAATTACTTGCGATGACGGGAACGTCTCGGCAGCTGCTGAGTCTTCTTTCACCGTCACCAATGACAAGGTTGCCGCCGGCGACGTGGTTCTTGTCAACCATGCCTCCGCCGGTACTGCCGGCGCCTATCTTGTGCAGGCAAACTCGATCGCAGCAGGATCTTTCAAGATCACTATTGCGAACCTGTCCTCCGGCACCTTAGGCGAGGCGATTGTGCTGAACTTTGTCGTTATCAAGGGCGCTAGCTCCTGATGGGTCTGTTCGCTTTTAGGCGGATGCAAGAGCGTGAGGCTGCTGCGAAAGCGGTGGCCTCTGCTCCCAAGCCAGCCGAAACCAAGGCACCAAGCAAACGCAAGCGAGTGAAAGCTGATGGCAGTAACAATCGACGCGACAGCGGGCGGGGCGAACGCCAACAGCTACATCACGCTGGCACAGGCTGACGCTTACGTTGAGGCGATGATTAGCAGTACCGATGTTTCCAAGTGGAGCACCGGAACAGATGACACGCGAAACAGGGCGCTAGCAGCAGCGACGCAGCGCTTGGATCGTGAGAGATTTCTAGGGGCAAGGGCGACGGATACGCAGGCCCTGCAATGGCCCCGTACGGGCGTCAGAAAGCCTGACACCTATGTGAACACCTACGCCACCGGGTTCCCCTTTCGGATCTCAGAGGATTACTTCACGGACACGGAGATTCCTGACCAGATCAAGCGAGCACAGATTGAGCTTGCGGTTTACCTGCACAACAACACGGACGGCATCAGCCTGAGCGGCTTGAATGATTTCAAGTCGATTCAGGTTGGAAACATCTCGGTGGTTCCTGACAAGGTTGGGGCAGTTGGTGCCGACCATGTGCCGCCGATGTTTGAGCGTTACTTAACGGGCCTTAGAATTAGCGGGCCGGGCAACATTGCAATCAAACGGAGCTGACATGGGCTACGACTATTCCAAGGCGTTGATCATCACTGATACGAACGCTCACACCGGCAAGTTCTTCAAGGTCCACGCCTTGGCTGATAGTTCCTGCACGTTCGTCAGCAACGACATAACCGAAAACGGCAGCAGCACGATTGCCGGCATCACGATGAACGCTTCGACAACCATCGAGGGCGTCGTGATTACTAGCATCACCCTTGCAAGCGGCCAGGTTGTCGCTTACACGCTCTGATGGCTATTGCTGATTCGCTAAGCAGAGCGATTGGCAACGTCATGAACGTCCTTGGCGGCGACGTGACCTTTAAGGTCGTGTCAACCGGCGCCTATGACACCGCGACTGGCGCGGCTGCGGAGACGGTCTCGGATATTGCGACCAAAGGGGTGCTACAGAATGTGACTGCCCGAGAGGTGAACGGGCAGATCACGCAGAACGACAAGATCCTCACTGTCTCGGCTGAGGATTTCCCAAACCCGCCAGGGGCTGATGATCGAGTCTTGATCGGCAGCACGAACTATCAGATCATTGAGGTGCGGACTAACGAGCAGGACAACACGGCGATCAGCTACGAGATCGTGTTGAGGGGCTGATGGCTAAGAAGATCACCATTGAAGGCATCCCTGACTATTTAGAAGACCAGATCGAGCAGCTGGTGAGGGAGGCGGGGGTTTTTTTAGAAGGCAGGCTGATTACGCTCAGCCCTGTTGGCGAGATCAACGGGGGCACATTCAAGAGCAGCTGGCAGAAGCGCATTGAGGGCCTGAGCTTTGTTTCCTTCAACAACACACAGGATTACGGGCAGGCGATCACTTTTGGCGTAAATATGCCACCGTCTTGGCAGGGGCGGTTCCGGTCTAGGTTTGGGCTTCCGAAAGCATGGCCAGAAGTTTTAGCAGCAAAAGAGACTAAAGAACAGATCCCTAAAATCTGGAACAGGATTGTGAGAAGCACATGACCAGCACATATAACGACATTCGCCAAGCGATCGAGGCACGCCTAGCAACTGAGATGGCTCTGTCTCCTAGTTACCCCGTGAGTTACGAGAACGTGCCATTTGACCCGCCGAACAACACCCCCTGGGTTAAGGCACAGATCCGCTTTGGCCTTAATAACTACGCCACGCTGTTAGGCCCTACGACGGGAACCAACCAGCAGATCGGCATCGTGGCGCTTGATGTTTTCACCCCTGCCGGTACAGGGGCCGGCGCTAATTACACGATTGCCGAGAGGCTGAAAGATCTATTTGATCGCCAGACAGTCAGCCAAATTATTTTCGATCCCGCCGATGGTCCTGCGATTGTCGAGCCCGCAAACCCTGCCGCATATTTTCAAACTCAGTTGCTTATAACCTTCCAGGCTTTCGTACAATAAGAGAAAGCCACTACCGCACAACGCCATGGCCACCACCTTGTCCGGTACGTCCGGCGCCCTCTACTACAAGCCTGCAGGCACTGACAGCACGTTCACCTCATCGAAGGTGACCAACGCTGACAACGAGATCAACGTCGGAACCTATTTGAATTTCAAGGTCAACGACAAGATTGTCTTTGGCACTGGCACTGGCGGCACCCTGCCCGCCGGTATCACTGCCGGCACTGACTACTTCGTCCTGACCTATACCGCCTCCACAGGCGTCGCTACATTCTCTGCTACCGCAGGCGGTTCCGAGCTTGCTTTGACTGACGATGGGACCGATGGCACCACGCCTTTCACCATCAATTACAGCGAGTTTCAAGCTGTAGGCGATGTTCGTGAGTGGTCTTTCGAGATCACCCGAGATGAAATCGACGTGACCACCATTGGCCAAACACTTGGCCAGTTCGCGCCGTTCAAGACCTACATCACCGGCTTTGCTGATGGCGAAGGTTCGGCCACGATCTACACCACTGACGATGACACTACGATCGCTTCTCGCCTTGCTGAGGATGTGATCCAGCGGATTCAGACCGGTGTTCAGTTCAAGCTTTATATCGACCGGGTTGTCTCGTCCGGCTCTGTCGATGACACCGCAAGCCGTTCTATCACGATGGAGGCAGTGCTGACTTCCGCCAGCTTCAATGTGAACCCGGATGACGCCCAATCTATTGAGGTTTCGTTCCGGCCTTCTGCTGTTCCTACTTTCGACTTCAGCAAAACCTGATCGGCTGGTTGATAACATCAGGGCCCTTGACGGTTGCGTCAGGGGCTTTTTTTTGTCTAATATCTGGCC